TAGATATTTTATCTACCTGTGCTATTGTAGTTCCTGAACCTGATTGTGCATCAATAACTTTATCCCAACTTGAATGAGTTGAGGAAGTTATACCTGCTATGTCATCTGATACATGTAATTCTACTACCTGTCCTGATGCTATATCTGGTGTCTCTATCTGAGCCTCTACCCATTGTTTTCTCTCAGCAGTAAAGAAGTCTGCGTTAGCTGTTATAAGATAACCTTCAGTTTCGTAGTTAGATGTTTCTTGATATACACCACTACCTTGAACCGTAGCTAAGAATTTGCCATCCATTTCTCCAATTCCTTTAACAATATTGCCAGCACCAAGTTTCAAGTCTCTAGCTATACCTGCAGTAGGAAGATAATATCTCCATAAATAAGAATTATCAGCTGTTTCCTTTATACCTGTATAGACAGAATCTCTTGTTGAATACAATCTGTAAGGACTAGCATCAATAGATGCTATATTCCATTCTTTAATTAACTGTTGATTACCAAGAACATAGAGGTCATCAGCTACCACTATATCGGCACTATATAACCTACCAACAACTTTACTATCGGTCTGTGACACTTTTGTACCATAAAATATTTTTCCCTGTGTTTCAGTAATACAAGTAGCTACTTCACCTTTTAGTTCTGTAGTACCTTTTGCTGTGAATGTTCCTGCTATATCTTTGATGGAGTATATCCTTCCATCACTAGCAACAGCTAAGATAACTGCACCTGCATCAACTACATCAGTCCAACTTTGTCCTGAAGGTAATGTCTCTATAGCAGAACCTACAGTTGTAGCTCCATCATATTGATGTAATGTTGTACCAGCAGATACAAGTATTAATCCTTTAACAGACCAAATACCATCATAAATAGCTGCTGACATCTTTTGTGTAGATACTGGTGTTGATACATTAGTTAATTGTTCTATCTCTCCTGCTGAACCATTATTAGCAGCAACATAGAGTAAATCTCCATGTGTAGTCATACCTTTAATATTATAACCTGCAGTTAAACCAGTTGATATTGTAGTCCAAGTATCTCCTCCATCTGTTGACCTATATAAAGTAGTATCATCTGATACATAAATATTTGTTTCAACAATAGCCATAGCATTATCTCCATCAGAAGAACTTAATGCTTGTTCTAACTCTGTTTGAAATAACATCTTTAAGCTATACGGAGTTCCCTTATTCTGAGTAAATACATCTACCCCGCTACTATCCCAAAATCTTGTAGTATCATTCTCACTCATACCTCTCTTATGAGCCATATCTAAATTACTACCACCAGAGAAATTATTTCTTGAATATATACGACCTATATTTCTAGTAAAGTCTTCAGGATTTTGATTTACATTTATATCTTGTGTCTGTACATCAGATGATTCTATTTGCATTGGAGCTTCATTACTTATAGCAGCTCTATATAGTTGATTATCTATTCTGAAGTCATACCCTTTTCTTTTAGGGTCATTTACCTCTGCTTGTGTAGCTAGTCTTACCATTAGCTAGGATATGTTATTTGATTAAGAGCTACTGGCTCTGGATATCTAGCCTTCAAATCTTTCTTTGCTTGGTCTAATAATGTTTGTTGATAAGAAAGTAGCCCATTTCTTATATTTGATGAAGCACCTACAGGATAACTGCCAATAGCTAACTGGTCTGTTATAAAATCTGCAGTAGCTGCAGGTATATCTCTACCAGATAACATCTGTGCAGCAGCACCAGCCATAATAATAGGTTCCCATTCGTCTTGTAAACCTATAGTTGTTAATGTATCTGTCTCTGCTGTAGGTTGTATAAACTTCTTTTTGAATGTTACATAGACTGTATGTCCTGCAGCTATACCTGAAAACTGTAAAGCATGTACTACATCTGGTCCTGTTGTATAAGTTATTGTTCTCTCTGTACTTGTTGAGTCTGTATACGTAAATGGATTAGGTAAATCAATCATTTCTACAGCAACACCTTTGAAAGTTAAACCTGTTTGGTCTGAACCAGCAGACCAATCTGTATATTGAGATAAAGCTTTTATAGGTGCTACTAAATAGTTATTAGTACCTGGAGAATCATATGTTCCTAGTAATGTATAGCCAGTACCACTAGTACTTTCTACAGTTTCTACTGCATAAAGTGATGGATAAAGATTTGCTATTTGGTCACAAACTGCATCGAATACAGCTTTACGTGTAAAAGCAGGTGCTATTTTGATTAACTTACCAGCTACATGTTCTACTGCTGTAGTACCTCTAGTACCTCTAACTACTGTTACAGTATTATTTACTGTATCAACATCAGTACAATACATCAATTCATGTTCACACTCAAGTATGGTTCCAGCATCCATAACATCTTCTTCTTCTTGTGTTAATAAATCTGCATTAAAGGATACAGAAGTTGCTGAGGCATTAAAAGTTGTACTAACTGCAGTATAAGAATTTAAGTCATCTGCAGGTTCTAGATACTCTCTAAAAACTCTATCTACTATTCCACCGATTGTTGTACTCATTAAGCAACCCTCTCAGTTTCCTTAGCATAAGCAGATACACCAAATAGAGCCATTGTATAACCTGCACTCTTCTCTGATTCATCTTCAATCAAAGATACAGATGATTCAATAGCTTCGCTAATGGTAGCTTCTAGTGATAGAAGTTTACCTTCTTTAAGCATTAAGAGCATACTCATTGTTGCTCCTAACTACTTCTTAATAAGACTTTAATTTCTGAACTAGTATCTTCTGTAGAGCCTGATATTATTTGTAAATATCCTCCTGATGCAAAAGCCCAACCACTAGGGTCAACTCTTGTAACATCATCAGCAGCTACAGTATAACTTACAGTAGAACCATCAGTTTCTTTTACATCTTTCCAGGCTGCTCCATCAGAAGACCATTTAAAAGATATACTTGTTCCGTTCCAACCTGAACCAGGTAAGAAACCACATACTAATTTAGAGTGTAAATCTATAGAAGGTGATGCAGTAGCACTACCTGTATATTTTACATTCTGTATCTTGTTTGCCATTAATCTTTCTCCATAATATATATTTTACTATAGCAGAACAATGGGAGCTGGTGGAGCAACTCCCAAAGTTCTAACTATTTTTACAAGATTACTCTTGTGTAACGTTGTGGATAACGCAGTGGTAACCTGGGGGACCGAAGTCTATTCCCATCTCCATATACACTGCTTTTCCAACTCTTGCATAGTCGTCTTGGTCTAAGTCTCTTACGAACACAGTTCCATATCCTGGGATATTTGTGAAAACTGGTTGTATGAAAGCAAAGTCAAGCAAGAAAGCTGCACCCTTAGAGTTAGGCATTATGTTAGGGTCGATAACCATCAATCCGATAGCTCCAAAAGGAGTAACGATTGTATCGATATCAACACCTGCGATATTTCTATCTCTTGGAAGGATAGCTGCATTCATTGCAGTTGCAGGACTTGTAGCTTCTACTAGCTCTTTGTTAAGAGAAAGAAGCTGCCCTGGAGTAACAACAAGAACTGGTTGAATCATTGGTGCCTGAGCATCATACATTCTTTTCATGACACCAGCGACTGTGTCCCAAGTCATCTTTTGTCTAGTTCCTGAATCGTCTCCATCTGTGTCGTTGTAATAAGCATTTCCACCGTTAGCAACAGAAGCTGCAGTATTGCTAGCGTTCTTGTTTAACTGTAGATACTCATACAAACCACGCATCTCTCTAGTTCCTGAACCAGGGGTTGTGTTAGCACCATCAGCAAAAGTACCGTTGAATGCAAACCACTCAACTTCTCTTGCCAACTTCTCAAGAGCTAATGTTAATTGCTCTGAGAACTCATCAACTATTGGGTTACCACCAGCTAGACCTAATTTGTCAGCTGCTGTAACTGTTCCATCACCATCTGAAGAGTTAATAATATTTGCACTCAAATCAAACGGATTTTGATGTTGAAAAGTTGCCATGGCTGTGTAAGACATTTTTACACCCTTATGGAAAACCTGAGTAACGCCTGTAAATGCAACTCTATCTCTACCTAAGTATTCTGTAGGTTGAGCTCCTTCTTGACCTTTAGTAGGTTCAGAAGAAATTGTTGCACTATCGGCTACTTGAATTTGCCAGAAAGTTGACTGTAATACCTTACCGCCATTTAAACCACCAATTGCAGAGAGGAAGGGAGTCCTTTGACCACCAACACGAAATAACTCACCAGTAAAGTTGTTAACGTTCTGGGAGTAAATTGTACTATTCGTCAAGCTTATGCTTGCCATTTTATACCTCCGTATTTAGTTGTTTAGCTTGTACTTAATTAATTTTTAGATGTCTTTTCGTCTTCCATCAGAGTAAGTTTTGCTCGGATACTGTCTTTAGGAGTACCCTTTGCAATAATATTCTGTAAATCCTCCAGAACATCTGTTGGTACGTCACTTTGTGAATTTGCATCAAGTGCTGCAACTCTAGCTCTAGCATCATCCTGAACAGGTTGTTCCTCAACAGGGGGTGTGACTTCCTCTTGTGCCACATTGCCTGCTTCAAAACCATACTCGGCTTTTGCAAACTCGGTTACCGCTTCAACTGAAGCTTCACCTTCATATACTTGCTTTAGGGCCTTACCAAAACCTTTGCTTACATCAAGACCGATTTCATTAAAAATTCCATCCATCTTTTCTGCTTTAAGAGACTCTAATTCAGCTAATAACTTAGCATTCTCGTCACTCTTTCTATCAATGGTTTCACGCATTGCCTTAGCTCCAGAACCTTCTGGTGCTTCAAATTCGTCCATATCGTACCTCCTCACAGTATTAACCTATCAGACTAAGCCTGTGGAACCTAGCCGTGGTGTTACCCCTCACACTTGACTTAAGGTTGGGTAACAAGACCCTAAGTCCTTACTCTGCGGTTTCTATACAAGCTTTCTACGCAGGCTCTGAAAGCTGATTGCAGGTCTACTAAGCGGACCACGCAACGCTAATATTTATTATACACTAACTTTCAATAAGTCCAGTTACTTTTCTATCTTTTTTTGCAGCACCTACTTTAGCTGAAGACATTCCTCTTGATTCAGCAGCTAATAGTTGAATTTCTTGTTCTGCTTGAGCACTACCCATTGCAGCTTCTTCTATGGTAGATATATCAATATCTCTTCCAGTTTGTATACCCATTCCTAATACATCTTCAGCTTGTCCATATAGTTGTCTAGCTTGTTGTTGAGTAATTCCAGCTTTTCTTAAAGTTTCAAATTGTGTAAATGTTCTAGTAAATCCAGCTTTTCCTGCTTCACCAGCTATACCTAGTGTTTTAATATCCCCAGCAAGTACTTTATCTTGTATATCTGGATTAATTAATGCACCAAATATAGTAGGTGCATCAATAGGAATATTGTATCTTTCTCTAAATAATTGTTCTACTTGAGGAATATTATTTTTAACAGCTGCATATACTCTATCAATTCTATCTTGAAACTCAATAGCTGATACTTCACCTTTTATTAGTTCATTAAACTTATCTTCAAAATCAGAAAAATCAGCAATACCTACTTCAGCTAATGATTCCTTATAGGTAGCTTTAGTACTCATAGCTTCTATTTCTGACATTATTAAAGAACCATCATCTCTTTTTAAGTATCCAAATTCTTCTTTCCAAGCATTACTATTTCTAGTTGCAGTTAATGCAATTTCTTGGTCTCCATATTTGACCCAAGATTCAGCAAATTCACTTTGTACTGATTTAGGAAAAAAAGGAAATAATGCTTGAACTGCTTCTAATTGAAGTTCGTCTGAAGTTTTACCTTCAACAGGAGCATTAGGACTACCTGAAGCAGGCTTTTCCAAATAAGCAGCATTTAATTTATTAGCATCTTCTTGAGCAGATTCTTCTGATGCATAAGTTCCATTATCATCATCTCTAATTACCTTATAACTTGGAGGTTGTCCTACAATCATATATTTAGCTGTACCATCACCATCACCATTACCACCATTATTATTATTATTATTATTTGATGGAGAAGAATCTAAAGCAGTTTCAACTTTTGTAGTAATTGGGTCTAAAAATTCTACCATTATACGTTTGTCTCCCTAAATCCAGCTGATTTAATAATACCTTGTCCATAAGCTCCTAATTGAGCAGAAGTTAAATCATCAGTAACCTTTTTAATACCAGCTTCTAGTCCTTTTCGTCTTAAATATTCTCTTTCTTTAGCAGTATCATTCATTTTAATAACTGATTGTAATACATCATTACTTTCAGAAATATCTTGTCCCCACATTTCTTTCATTAAACTTCGTTTTCCACTAACAATATTACCCCAAGCAATATCTCTATCATACATCCCATACATTGCAAATCTTTTATCTTTGAACTCTTCAATTAATTGATTTTTATATGAAGAATTATTACGTATTTTACCAGCAGCTTTAGATATTTCTTCATCACTTAAATGTAAACTTTCAGGTAACCACGTATCCATTAAGTCTTGAACTGTATCTTCATCAGTAGTAATCGTTGTTACCTTAGTGCCATCCATAATACCTTTTACTCCAGCATCTAATGTCTTCTTTGCATGAGGGTCAATAATCCCTACTACTTGGTTTATTGCTTTTGTTTTCGAGAATCTACCATGATTCCACTCATTAGCTATATATCTAAGTACTTTGTCATCTACTTCGCCTCCTTGTTGATTTACATAATCTTTTAGAAATTCATAATTCTCTAAATATGCATTTTCAAAACCTATACTATCTGTTGCTTTTTCAAGATATCTATTGTAAGTAGCATCAGATATCCCCATCCCTGTTAATATATCTGCAACTTCTTGGTCATTTGCCATAATTGTTTGCCAAGTCTCTGGGTTATTTATATATGTTGTAACAAATTTATCTACATAAGCTGGATTACTCCACCAAGGTGCATTAATTTTTAATTCTTCTATATCTTCTAGTAATCTAGATATTGAATCAGTTCCTGTACCAATACGTTCTGCATTACCAGCAAAAACTAATCTATCTTCTTCCTCTTCTCCTTGAGCAGGAATAAAAGCTTTTTCAAAATCAACTTTACGCATATCTAAGTATCCAGCATCAGCTAAATCAGATATATATCTATCACGAAAATCTGGGTCATTATATTCTGATTCAGTCATATCAGTAAATTCCCAAAGCTCAGAACCTTCTGGAGCTTGCCATACATAGGTTACTCCTTCAGCATTATAAGAAAAGTAAAGTATTCCATCTACATCTATAATCTGAGTATCTTTAGGGCCGTAGGTTATCTCTGCCATGTCTATTTATTTTCCTCCATAAACTTTTTCGTATTTCTCTTCTTCACCAAACATATTCTTTATCCAATCATAGCCCTTAATTCCAGCTAATGCTATGCTTTCTGCTTGTCCCGTGTCTTTAAAAATAGGATTAACTTTGCTAACTAAATTGTCTATATGCATCCAAGCAGAAGTCTTGTGCCAATTTTTAACATATTTTTGATAAATATCCCACATATCTTCTTCTACATTTTCAAAATATGGAGGTAATTCTTCTTCATCAATTATTCCTACAGCTTCAGCAATTAACATAGTTTGAGCCATTTTAGGTTTTGTCATTGCTACTCCTTGTGAAAAAACATTATGCATAAATAAATTAGCAATTTCTGCCTTTGCCCATAGTAATCCAAAACCTTTATAACCTAATTTTTGTTCTATAAGATATTCTACAGCTTCTTCTACAGGTTCAGCAAATCTTAAAACTGATAGAACTTTTAAAGCCTTCACTCCAAATTTCATTCCCATTACTTTTATAGCACTTTCAGGCATATCAGTAGATTTTGCTGTTTCACTTACAGCTTGTTCAAATTCTAATTCCATTTCATTTGTTACTAATTCATCAGGTACATTATCAGGTACTTTATTTAATTCATCTTCAAGTTCAAATATTGAAGTTCCTGCATTTTTTTTAAGAAACTCATCAAAATCTGCACGCAATTCAGGGTCAGTAAAAGCTAAATTTGTTTGAAAATATTTATTTGATTTAAAAACATCTTCTACTTCTAAATCAGATAATCCTAATTCTTTAAGTTTATTTTTTGCAAAATCAAAATGGTAATCCATTACTAAATCTTCTAGGTTCTGGTCAGCTTTAACTATGCTATCAATACTTTCAAAAGTCCATTTTGCTACATCATATTTAGCTTGTTGAATAAATTCTTCACTAGCACCATATTCTTTTAACAAATTGTGCAATGGATATGCACCATGTTTTGTTATACCATTACGTAAATTTAATATTAGTTCATCCATACTAAGTTTTGTATTTTTACTTGTTGATTCTAATCTAGCTAATTTTTTTAATTGATATTGCGAAGGAGTGTATCCAGTATCTTCTATTATTTCATCTAAATATTTTGAATACTCTTTATCCTTAATAAAATTAGTAGGTAAATCAGAAAGATTTTCTACATCAGCATCATATAAATTAACTAAATCCATTTGAGCATCAATATAAGTTGTACCAAATTGTTTTTCGATTTCTATATCCATTTTTTTTATTTCATCTGCTATTTCTAAAGCTTCTTGATTTATTCTAGATAAAACATTATCTATATTTTGTCCTCTATATTCATCTAAAGTAAGTAATTCTAAATCGTCCATAGCTAATATTTCATAAAGATAACCCAATCTTTCTCCCAAATCTACTCTTGTAGGAAAAGCTTTGTTTATTTTTTCAAATAAATCTTCTAATCTTGATACATCTGAAACAATACTAGATATATCATTAGGAGTACCTTCAGCTTTAGCTAATCTTTCTTGGGCTCTTTGTTCAGCTTTTTTGCGACGCTCTTCTCTCTTTTTTTCCTCATTATGACTAGCACTATGAAACTGAGTATCTCCTTTAGTTATAGTTGTTACCATTATCTACCCGCTATCATGAATGATAATATACCTGCTTGTCTCTTTCTAGCTTCTTCCCCTGCTTGAATTAATTCTTGTTCAGTAGCTGTCTCTTTATCAATTTCAGCTTGTAGAGCAAATAAAGGTTCAGTAACTGCTGGTAATCTAAATCTATTTTCAGCCACTGTTCCTCCAGGAGCAGCATCTAATTCATCAGTTATCTCACCTTCTAAATTATATAATCTGTAATCTGCATATATTTCATTAGCTCTTACAGCTTCATCCAAAGCCTTCAAATCTAAATATTTTTGATTATATTTCTCTGCTAAAAATTCTGATAAATCTGATAATTCTTTATCTGTAGGGTCTCTTTTAACATTACTTTGTTTCCAGTATGATTTAATAATCTCTTCCATTTCATCTGGACCAGGAGGTGCTACTTGTTTAGCTACTCCTTTCATATACTCTTCATGCTCTAAAGCTTCTTTTGCTTTTTGTTGAGCTTCTTCATCGATTGCAAAATCAGTTAATGCTCTAGCTAATAAATTCCATGAAAACTTCACATCATCTGACTCTTCTTCTGATGCCCAAGGATAGAAATAATTTAATTCTGTATTAGTTAATTCTTTATATTCAGGACTATCTTTATAAATATGACCATATCTGTCATTTGCATATTCAAGTATTGTTTCTATATGTTCTATACTTGCTGGAGTTAGAGTAGCACCTACAAAATCTTCTTCTTTTCCTATTCCTGCAGCTTGAAATGCTTCAAATAGAAGTCTTCTACGCAAAGGAGAAGCTGTTTGATTATATAAAGTTCCTCTAATAATATCTAAAAATCCTGGTGCAAATACATTTGTGTCTAGTAATTGTTCTTGAGTAAGAGCTATTGGCTGCCCTGTATCAGGGTCTCTCTTTAAAGTTCCATCAGGATTTCTTTGATATCTAACATCAGCACCCATTATTTCTAATTGTGCTTCGGGCATATTACCGCCTTCACCACTTTCCAACCAAGGTTCATTGTAAGGACCTGTAGGTTGAATACCGCTTAGTGATTCCTCAAAAGCATTACTATCTATCTCATCATTATTAAAATCCCTTATTATTTGTACAGCTTGTTCTGAGGTAATACCATATTTTTCTGGGTCCTCCTGTAATTTATATTCACTAAATCCTTCACCATATGTTTCACCAAATATCTTTTCTAATATCTTTTTTTTCTCATCCATTAATCTTCAACTCCAAAATATTCAAAATCATCTCTAAACATCCTTGATACTATATTAACCCAAATAGCACCGAAGTCTGGGTTCTCTTGTATAATCTCTCTAGCCCAAGCTTGCATATTTGCTCTCATAACTATAGCTATTGGATTAGTACTTGATAGCCACCAATCTTCAGAACCATAATAGCTAGATATCTGCCTATTCTTTTGCCAGTAAGGAAGGAACTCATTAACAAATACTTTTCCTGCTTCAGTTGTTTGAGCTATTTCAAGATTAGGCCAAAAAGTTATCATCTCATCTAATATTTCTTTTGATGTAGGAGCTTTAACTAATCCACCTTTTTGAGCGTATCCAGGTAATTCATCCATTAACTGCGTTCTTCTTATTCTGAATAATTGGTCTTTATATTTACTAGGTAAAGCTGAGCGTTCATATAAAGATTTATAAGCTGTATATCTAAAGTATCCAATAGTATCGTTAACAACTTTTTGAAACTCTTCTGGAGATAAAGTCTCAACTGCTCCCATGCCATATTGAGCCATAATTTCTTGATAACTTCTATCTTCATAAGGATTTTCAGGTAATAAGTAATAATGACTTAAAGGCAATTGACCTAATACTTCTTCATTTTCTTTTTCCCATTCCAATACTCTAGGACTAAAAGCTCTCTTTCCACCTTTAGCTACTGTCTTAGAAGTCATTAGCCATCCATGTTCATATCCATAAAGTGTATAAAAACTCTTATAAGCTGCTACGTGGTCTTCATTATGATATTCATATAATCTTTGATATTCTTTAGCTAATATCTGTGTTCCCCATACTTTTCCATTTTTATCCTCAATAAAATATCTAGGAGTAAATCCTGTAGGTAATACAGCTTGTGCTATGAATCTCAAAGCAAAAGTAAGTTTTGCTTTATCTTTTGCATACTCTAATAAAGCAGCATCTAAATGCTCTGGAAGTAATTCTTTTTTAAAGTCAAAAGCAGTTTTCCCTCTCCATGGAATTTCTTTTAGATATTTATCTAAATCTCCTGCTTTTAATAATCTATCACCAGCTCTTTCAGTTTTTAATAGTTTATATAAATCAATAGTAGTACTAGCTCTCATTTGATATATTTCACTATCTTCATTACCTTCTCTGAATCCAAGTGCAGTAAATAATTTCATAAGTGATGGATGTCTTGGAAGCCATGCAAACTCTCCACTAGGTGGACCAAAATCTCCGAATAGAACCTCTCTTATTTCATTATAAACACCGCCTTCTGGAAGTATTTTATTTATAGCCCAACCAGCCATAGGAGTAGGTCCAGGAACAAATCCCTGGCCTAATAGGTTAACTCCAGTTACAAAAGCCCTTGGAGACATTTTTACATTTGAATCTTGTCCAAATATTAAGTTAGACATCCAACCACCAGCTGGATAAACAAACATTTCTTGACCTGAACCATTTGGGTCTTCAGCAAAGAAGCCATCTCCTGAAAAACCAATTGTATTTGCTCCCCTTGCTCCTTTTATTCCTAGCTGTGCTTTTCTTGCTAAAACAGGATTTTCTATAAGAAGTTTCGGCCATGTAGTTAGCATTTCAAACCATACTTCTGGGAAAGGAAATATATTTCTTGTCATATCAGAAAGTTTATGTCTCTTTGTTATATCGTATAATAAAGCTTTTGTAGATTCTAATCCGAATGCTTTTGAAGTATTATTAATTGCTTCATAACCTTTATCTCCTTTTATTGTTCCACCTGTAGCACCTTTATGCATTTGTAGTTCTAAATCTTTTATAAATCTCTTAGGAATCTTTGCCTCTTTAGCTTCTTTAACAAATCTTTTTTGTAATGTAGGATGTAACTCATGCCATTTACTTTGTATATATAACCATCGATATTGCTTAAAAGAGCTACTTCTATTTAAGTAGTTAATCGGTCTCTCCATCATATTTCTAAAAATAGCATCCATATAGTAATCTAAACTCTCTTGAAGTTTCCCTAAAGGAAGTTGTTCTTTAGATACATCTACTTGATTTTTAACAATTCCTAAATTTAAATTCTCTTCATCAATTCTTCTTCTTATACTTTTAAGTATTGCTTCCCTATCTTTTCTATGTAATCCTTTTAATTGACCATTTTCTAATATAGGCATAAATACTTTTTCATTATCTTTGTTTTTAACAAGTATTCTTTTACCATCCTTACCTATATCTTCAAAATGTCCATCTGGATTCCAGATTGCATCTCTTAAAAATTGATTTCCTTCATATTGTGTTTCTACTTTATATGAATATTTAGCTTTATCAAAATTAACTCCTTCTTCTGGATTATATCTTAAATAATCTATACCTTCTTCTAGATGGTGTCCTGTTCTAATTCTTATTCTAGCTTCAATAGCTTTTGCATATTCGTAAGCTTCATTTAAGTTATTTTTAACTTTTTCCATTTTATTACCACCTACTTTAAATAATTCATTTCTTAATTTAATTCCTTCTTTAGAAGCTAACCATTTTTTTACTTCAACTCCTTCATCTTCAAAACCAAGTTCTGCAATCTTTCTCGTGAAAGGGTCTTTTCTCATCATTGATAATTCAAATAGTATTCCTTCTGCATAACTAGCCTCTCCTGGTCTAACATCAAGATATTGAAGAGCTTTTCCTGCACTAAATCTTGAACCTTGAATATTATTCAATGACCAACCTTGATGTAAAGTTTCCATATACTCTATATCATTTAAAAAATCTGCATCCATACTTTTTATTTTTCTCCAAAAGGCTTTCTTATCTTGACCATGAGACATAGACCATTGCAACAATTCAGCTGGATGATTCCAAAAACTACTCAGCCCAGCTGCATATACTCTTGCTTGTTCTTCAAGAAATATTCTTGTAAAGAAAGCTGGTCTTAAAAGAACGATAGGTTTAAATACACTTGATGTATAAAAATCTAACGTAGTAGTTAATGCATCTTTCATAACTTTATTAGTAGGAATAAAAGTATGTGAAAATCCTTCTTTCCCACCAGTCTTAGCATATTTTACTAGATTTTCTCCAATTGATTTTATAGTTCCACCATGTCCTAAATCCTCTCCCATATATCCAAACCACTTACTTTGAGCTCTATCCATCATTCTATGATTTAATAATGGAGCTACATTATCTGCAGCTTCTGCTAGTGTCATCATAGAAGGTATCTGTATAGATACATATTTAGTTTTCATTCCTTCTCCAGTAAGAAGTTCCAATTTAAATTCTTGTACTTTTCCACCTACAAATGGCATGTGATGAGTTTCTCCTATTTTTCCCGATGCTGATGCACCATTGCTCTTAAAGTAAGAACTTACAAACTGTTCTTCTCCAGTTAAGCTTTCGACATGTTGTCTAACAAGCTTCGCTTTTTCTATAGCTTTTTCATTTCCAGTTTCTAAAGCTCTTGTCATTACTAAATTTGAATCTCTTTCCATTTGTTGATATGCAAATTTTTTCATTCCTGTAAAATCAGTATCTTTTATCTTCAACCATTCTTCTATAATTTTATCTGCTTTTCCAACTTCATATCTAGCTTGTTGCAAATGAGATAGAAGTTGTTTTGTAGCTAATGTTTTATTCATTAAAGGCAACCCTGCTTCGGGAATCATAGATAATATCTTTCTATAATAAGGGTCTAATCCTGACCTAAAAGAAGAACTAAAACCTAATACTCTATCCAGTTCTGATATACCAGTATCATATTCATTCCTAAGAGACTTGAATGCTTCACTCATTCCATCTACAGAACCTAATGTTTTTTTCCATGGTCTATTTTGTTGCACTATTTTTACTCCAGGGTCTGAATGTTTTATAAGTCTTAGAGTTCCTCTTGAAATAGCTTTTGTTATTCCTTTTGCTTGATGAGGTAATGCACCTAATGCACCTCCCAAGCTTCTAATAGTAAAGTTATCAGAAGCTCCTACGCCTCTAAAAACTCTACCTAATAAATAACTCTGTCCACCAGGCATAGCATCTATATGCTGTATTGTCTTAAGTTCTACTTGCCTTTTACCTGTTTTAAACATAGGTACTGATTCAACTCCTTCATCAAGCATATTTTTGAATAATCTTTGTATTTTTCTCCAATCATCTTCTTTAGATATATATTGCCAAACTTCTGGTTCTAAGTTCAATCTAGCTAATGCAGGATTCGATGTTAAAGTAGAAATACTTTTTTCGTTGGCCATCGACTTAAAAACGTTTATTGATTCTGGTAAGTTAGTAACTTGTGATGGAGTTTGTTTCATAATTGTTGGTCTCCAACCACCAATTAAACCGTGCTTCCATAATAATCTTCTATCAGCTTTGTATTGTTTATTGACATCACTAAGAATTAGTTTCTTTGCTCCACCTGTACTATCGTCAACTAATTTATCTAATTCTTTTGAACTTTTAGCATCAAGTAATTCATCTTGATAAGCTAATGCTTCATCCATTGAATGAAGAAATTTTTTCCCATCTTTAGCTCTTACTTTTATTATTTTTGCTATAGGGTCTACAGCTCTAGCAGCTTTTCCTAACTTTACTAAACTTAATATTCCTCCTGTAATATATTCTGCTGGTAATGCAGATGTGAAATCTAATAGTCCAGAAACTGTTTGAAACTCTTTTGTTCCAGGTTGATGTATTTGTCCAGCTTCATACCTACCCCAAGAATAATCCATTAATTTCTGTTCTTCTAAGTGTTGCAAAGCAGCATACTCTGTTACATTTGTATCATCATAATTAGTTCTTCTATCTGCAAATATTTTAATTTTATTTGGATTTTCAACACTAAGATAATTTAATTCTCCATTCTCATCCCTTTTCTTAATTGGAGTACCTATTTTTGCATAATACTCAGCTTTAGCTTGTACTTCGTCTCCACCTAATCTAACTAATATTTCTTGATATCTAGGGTCTTCTTCAGCAAATACACTTTCAAAGAAAAACTTTTTACTCCTGTCAAAGTTTACTGCATCTCCTCTAGCAACTTTCTTAGTTGCATCCCAGATATAATTCTCTCCACCCTCTTTGATACCCTCTTTGAATATATTATAATATTCAATCATTTCCTCTACTGTTGTATTATTAGGGTCTCCTAATTTAGGAACCTGTGTATATCTAACTAAAGCTGCTACATTTCCTTGGGATACTTCAGGAGAGTATCCTTGCTCTAATAAGTCATCATATCTATGTAAATCTTGTATATATCTCCATACACGACCTTGTGCTCTATAGGGAGGCATAGTTCCTAATGGAGCTGTAAGCATATCTGAAGTTGGGAATGGATTCCATTTATTCCAACTTTCTCTAATTGCATCAAGAACACCCAGTCCCCATACTCCAAGTTGTGCATTACCTAATGCAGCACTCTGTATAGAAATAACCATATCATCAGTAGTTTTCTCTGAACCGAATTTTAGATTAGCATACTCCCATCTTTCACATTCATCTATCATAGCTTGTGTTTGATATTCATCACACAACTCTCTTACAGCTTCTGACATTGGATTTATTTTCATCATAGCAAGAGTAGCTACCATAGACTTAGGAAGTATCGGTGCAAAAGATGTATGTGCTATTGCTAAGTCAACTATCTCTGGATTTTGTTTAAAATATTCTTGATAACTTGTATGTATATTTTGTTTCGCTATTGAAGATTTTATTATATCTTCTTCTTCTTTTGGCCCTAACCACATTATTCGCTTCTACCATTAATTAACTGTGCAATAAGAGGATGGGGATTAACTGAATACATAGCAGATAGTAATATATCAACATTATTTTCTACATCATAAGCAGGCCCTGCACCTTCTCCTATAGGTACCCCTTCTGTTATTGGTTGTCCTGGTATTTCTGTTGGAGCAAATACATTAGGAGACATTTGTTGTCCTTGTAAAGGTAATGGAGCATTAGCTCCACCACTATCTCCTAATGGAGCACCTTGTTGCTGTTCTTCAAAAGCTTTGCTCTCACCATATTTTGCATCTGGTAATCGCATAACTGGTTGAGCACCATCAGTTCTTTGACTTAATGCTCCTGGTCCACTAACTGCATTCTTTCTAGTTGGAGTAGGTTTTCTATAACCGCCTCTACCACGTTTCTTTGCCATTTAAGTCCTCGTTTATTAAAATAATGATACCTGGAACTGGTTGGAACATACTAAATGCATAATTATGGAATGGACTTACACTTGGGTCAAGTGTGTCGTATACTCCATATTCATTATCTATAATATCCCAAAAGTCTTTATCTTCTTCCATTAGACACCTCCAAATGCTTGTGCCATAGAAGGTGGCTGTTCTTGCCCTTGTGCAACCATAGCTTGTTCTTGTTGCTGTTGTTGAATCATTGCTTCTTCTTCAGGAGACATCTGAGGCTCCTGTGGAGTATAGAACATTCTTAAAATCTCTGTCATCTCTGCTGGATATTCATATATTGCTATAACAGCCATAGTTGCTGCTGGGTCTCCTTCAGCACTTCTAGCAAGAACAGATTCAAATAAAACATTCTCTGCTTTATTCTTTCTAATACGTTCTTGTACCTTAGCTATATTCTCAAGACCATCAATATTATCTTGTAGAGTTTCTACATCTATAACTCCAGCTTGAAGTAACTGTAATCCTGTAACAATCTTCTGTGGTTCATCGAAACCAGCCATTACTCCATAAATACGTCTTGTTCTATAGTCTCCTCCGATATCATTTATTGGACTATAGTTCTCTGCGAAAGCAGTCCCTCCATAGAAACCCTGTATAGGTTTTTTACTTAATTCAGGTATCTGTATAGCAAGTAATGTATCTAGTTCTAATCTCTTTTCATCCATCTTCTGTAAACCATGTCTAATGATTTCTCTATATTCATTAATCATTAATGACATTGTGCTATTCAATTCATTAAGTCCTGCCCCTGTAACAAAGGAGTTTGGAGATTGAGAGTCATCAGTTACTGGGTAACCACCAACCATTCTAAGTTGTCTCTCTAATCTATCTACTTGTTGAAAGAGCTGGTAAGGAATATTGTTTTGTGGCTTACTTACTTGAGTACCAGGAGCAAGATAGTTGATTGCAAATCTACCTTTTCTATACTGACCTGATTCAAGTTCACCAGATATGTTAGTCTCTGTAAATACTGAGTCTTCCATAGCTATAGCTGACATAATATTAATCTTCGCCATCATAGCCATTAAACCAATCACATGGTCATACTGTCCTTTGAGTTCATCAAAAGAAACTCTCTTCATAAAAACAAATGGTGGAGTACTTAAGAAGTTAGGTATGAAATCAAGAATCATATTCTTTTCAGGGAATATAATATAAGTTCCACCTAAGTCATAGTATTCAATTATTCTTACACCCTGACCTGTATTATCTTCCCAGTTATTTTGTTTTTCATTCTCATAAGCCTGTCCAAGACCACCTGCACCAAAAGCTGCTTCTTGTTGATTATCATCTTCATCTACCTTCAAAATCTCTTTAGCGAACTCTGGATAGATTTGAGCTAGTTTATATCTAGGTACTCTTCTAAGTACAGCTAGTTCTCTTGGTTCTTGGTCTGGTCCAAAGTTTCCAGGGAATGTATCATAAGGGTCTCTTAGTTCTGCTGTAGGATATATATAACCATTTTTGTCAGTATTAGTTGTTATAATCCAAGCAGCATATCCATAGCCAGGTAACCATCTAGCAACCTGTGCTAATTGTAAATTAAGATTTTGTTTCTCATCATAACTAGTAACAATACGTTCTAATCTCTCTGCTCTTACCTTTGCTCTATCAGAAGTATTATGATTTAATATATCTACTTTTACTTGAGGTACTCCTGATATCTTTTGAGCTAATCTATCTATACCAGACTGAAGCATATTAGGTGCTGGTAAAAGGTCTGCATCTGAGGTCTCCATCTTGTTTCCAAGTAAAGCCTTCATACCGTCAGCACCACCATTGAGTATTGCTTTTATCCTAGCTTTCTGTACTTGCCTATTCTTAGTAGGCTTACCTGATACAAGTTGAGTTGCGTTATCAACTATCTCTTTATAGTTTTTTATGTCTAGGTTCTCTATCCCCACGGTGCCTCATTTGTCATATCGTAATCATACTCCTGGAAGCTAGCGTCATAGTCTAGACCCATGTTCGCAGCTTGCTCTTTATTCATTCTTCTAAAAACTTTCATTGGAAACCATCCTGCCATAACTATATCAGTTTTTTCCTTATTTCGCTGAGAAACAGGCTTTCCATCAAAATACAATAATTGTGTTCTATAAGCATTAACTTTAGCAAGACTTTCAGAATTTCCTGTAGGTAAATAGATTTTATTATTTTCAAAGAGATTAGCCATAGAACCTACACCATACATAGGGTCGTGTTTATTTTTTCCAGTAACATGCCCCTGCATAGTTATTCCACTTCTTAAAACAAATTCTTTTATCTTATCATCTTGTCGTATAGCAGATTGAAATCCATTCTCTTCAATAACCCAATGTGCCAAATCATATTTGTGATACCAGTCAGACATAATCTGTAGTGCATGCTTCACTCCCCCACCCTGTCTATTCTCTAGGTCTATAAGGAATAACTCACCTCTATAAGCATTCACTCCCCATAGTACTGCAGCTTGATATCCAGAACTAGCTGGGTCAAGTCCTGCAACTAAATATAAGCTACCTGGTATCTGCCCAATTACTAAGTCTGGTCTCATACAATCATCAATCATGTCAATAGAAAAGATTTGTGTGCCTTCTACAAAGGCTTGGTTGTAATAAACCATTTCGTATATCTGCCTACCACCTGTTGTCTCTGCTGCCTGTTGCCTAGACATTAACCATCTCATAGTTCTCTTAGAAGGCCAGAGTAAACAATCTTGATGTTCATCAACTAAGTGGTCAGGGATAGTACATTCTACTTTATGTGCTGTCTCAACAATAGATTCAAAGCTATCGTTTGCTAGTAAGTGATGGTACAAATCATCTGAGTGTTGTCTTGAACCTATAACTACTACTGCCGTATGTTCCTCTTTACGGCTCGATAGAGTAGTCGTCCACCATTGCCTAGTGTTCTCCCTAGCACCAGGTTGCATAGTCGTTTGATGGTCTTCAATATCGTCTGCAATGATAAGGTCACAATCTCTCGATAAGATTTTGCCACCTTTCCCGACAGCCACCATTGTAGGAGATTTAATTCCTGGGACGGTTCTTGTGCCAACAGTGAATTGATTCTGCGACCAGTTCTTACCAGACCTGTTATCGGGTTTAAAGTTCTTCCCTGGAGCACAAAAGTCTTCTTGTAGTCTTTCATTCTGTTCAAGATGGTCAAGTACTGAACTGACAGCATTCTTCGCAATGTCTTCATTCCCACCTACCCACATAATTCGGATGTTTGGATTTAACATTATCTGGTAGACAGCAAAGTGTATTAATAGTTCTGTCTTTCCATGTCTTGGGGGGCTTAATATTAATAATTCGTTTCCTTCATCTATTGCTTTAAGTATACTACTAATCCAGTTTTCGTGAAAATCTGCAGTTTCATACTTCTCCCCAGTCTCTGTCGCGAAATACTTAGAGCGAAAGCTAGAAAAATTTTCTAAATTTGATTTAGTATCATCAGATAACTCCCAGCCTTCGGCTGCAACTTCCGTTTGAATATCTATCTTGTATGCAGCGAGCATGCGAGAGACAGTTGCTGAACTGGTGTCCAACACTGCTGCTACCCCCGCAACGTTTATATCTCCGTTAGCTAGGGATTCTGCATATAAAGCTCTAAATTCGTCATAGTGTTTGCCTCTACGTACACTTGCGTAGTCGCCTTCTTCAGCTTTGAAGTCTTGATTGATAGGTTTCTCCTCAACCTTCTGGTTATGTCTCTTGGTTTGAGCCCAGGTTCTTTTGTTACATTGTTCAGAACAGAACTTACGTTGCTTCCCTGTTAAGCGTTTCCTGCAATTAGGAGCTGTACATATCAAATTTGGCATAAAGTCTAAACCTTCGTAGATTGTTGCGTAGATTTTATTATAGTGCTATTGTACTCTATATTACAAATATTAGGAGTCATTAAACAGTCACAGGTAAAGGGGCCATCGGGGGGCCAAAAGCTTAGAATCGGTAGTACGATACAGCAGTAACACAAACTAAGTACCCAAGAACTGTCCAAAATTCTTAATCAACCTTCTCTATATAGGTAGCCCGCTATGTCCAAGAAAGCCAATCCCTACTTACGTTATATAGAATTACCATCATATTTTTTTCTACATACGTATATAAATAGACAACCTCAGATTGATATAGGTAAGTCAAAGAACCAGCAGAGCTGGAGCCAAACAAGTTGGCTACTTACCTAATCAAAGCCAAGCAGAGCTTGTCTAATATGGAATAGAAAGGAATGGTTAAAATATATAATGATATAAAATTAAATAGACACCATATAGTTTAATTCTATTCCATATATCTGAGTATGTAACAATATACTAATACACTATTCATAGTGTCTTATCCTGAATAAGTTGATACTTATAAGTTGTACCAGTCTCATTAATTTCCTCAACTGTATGTTTGATACAGTCCTTTTAAGTAATTATATATTGTATGGATTTCATAAATCCCCTCAGGGATTTAAGAATGAAATCCTAACAATATAAGAATAATTACATAAAAAGGAGGTGTATCTTGGCTGAAGCCAAAACATACACTTGTCGGAAATGTAATTCCACTAAAAAGCTAGGTACAAACTTTAAGTATCTAACTTCTTTCTTTAGCAAGAAGTTTCAGGACTTCGACACTATTGAAAAGTGGAGTTCCGACTTGTGTTCCCCTTGCGGGGAAAAACTAGTAGCATAAACTACTAGTTCAAGTCTATTGAATAAGTTCGGAGTTGGTGTAACTTGGCAACCGAATACACAGTTTACCTAGTCAGTATTGTTCCCCTTATTCAGGGGAACATACTGCTTTTTTTAATTTTAGTAAGATGTAATAAATTAATGACGACTAATTGTAAGTAACTTGTAACACATAAATTAGAATGGTTGGTAGGGACGGAAAGGTATCAACATCTATCAGTTGATATGTATTGTGTGTTACAAGTTATTTATAATATAAATAGTCACGCTATATAATTGGGGCTTTCCCTCTGGGGAAAGTTCCCCAATTATACTAAGGAGCGTGATTATGGATACTGTAGTCGACGATTGTGATTGTAAGGTATTGGATAAGAAATACCAAATACGATTTGCGACTGAACGAAACGGAGTTCAAGGATACATATGTGACTTTGATACATTTCATTCTTGGGACTTTTACGATAAATAATATTATTTAAAGAGGGATTTCCCTTAGGGGAAATTTCCCTCTTTAAGAAAGGTTATTATGAAATTAAAAGACGTACGAAAAGGTAAAAAATTAAGTTATATTTATTATATTTATATATATAAATATCTATGGAGAATAATAGATAAAATTTGATGTCGGCCTTTCCCTTTGGGAAGTTAGCCGACTTTAATGAAAGTTAATATATAAAACAGTTCCTAGTAGAGTACACACTATAAAATCGGCACGAACAGAACAATATCCAATTATATAGTATATATTAGCTAGCACTTAGGCGGACACCATTAGTTAAACTAAGGTAATTAAAGTTCCAGTAAGTGCTTGCTAATATGTATAAGAAAGGAAAAAATGAAACAAAAACCATTTAATGAATATTATTTTGTTTTTATTAATGGACAATTTAAGAAATCCTATGCGAAAGATAACGCAGATAAAAATAAAATAATTAAAACTTATACTTATTTGTATCCTAGAGAAAAGGTTACAGTTAAATAAATAATATGGGGGATTTCCCCCTGGGAAATCTTCCCCCATATTAAAAAAGATAAAAAAATTAAAAATGTCTAACGACAAGAAAGGAGCAATCATTGCTTAAACAATACACAGGTACACTTCAGAACGTAAACGAAGTGATATTAACAGGTGCATTAACAACAGTTACTAAGGACGGAAGTCCTAGAGTTGATGTAGCTAAAACAGGGAATAAATATATGAACGGTATAAAATTTATTCTCGACGGCAGACAAAATAAGCAAGCAAGTGAAACTTGTGTTGCATATGGTAATGAATTGGTTGAAGAAATTGAAGAATTTCTGAAAGCTAATCATAAACCAGAACAACCAAGACCATTTGGTAGGCTTATGATTAGAGCTAAGTTACAATCCAATAACTATGAAAAGAATGGAATAACTATATATAAAAATGAGTTAAATATTCTTGACATATGGAAAGCACCAGTCAAGAATGACAATAGCTTTGAATATTCTTCTGAAGAAGAGTAGCTCATAATAGTAGATTAGGTAGTAAGTTTCGGCTTACTACCTTCTCTATTTTCTCAACATATGTTATCAGTAAGCACTGATATCATATATCTTAAGTGTTTCGAAAATATAAAAATAGAAAGGAAAAAACATGAAATTTGAAACTAATACTAATTCAGCTGGAGCAATTCTAGATTACATGCCGACGATAATGAGAGACGACATGATAAAAGATTTAGTTATAATACCAGAACACGATGATACAAAGCATCATGGGGGAGCTAAATTTGTTTTACATGCAAATGGAAAAAGTGCAACCTGGGAAATAATACATAATTTCAATGATTACTTTGATATTAAAGTTATAGATAACGATACTAAACAAGTTATAGAAGATAAAGATATAGACGCAAATGTATTAATTACTGCATTTACTGATATATTAGACGGACATTTTGAAAGTATTGTAACTACTATAAAAGAAGAAATATCAGTTGAAAATATTGTAACTACTATAAAAGAAGAACTATCAGAAAACGATAAAGATTTCTTTAATGAAAGTCAATTATAAATAAGGAGAAACAATGGCATCTCAAAGAGATAGATATATGTATGAGCAACATGAAGTTAATCTACATGTATTGGAAGGTATCAAAAATCTAGCAAACGGAGTAGAGGCATTACATAAAATGCTTATAACTCTTACTGAGTTAGTACTAGGCATAGATGATATCGAAAAAATTCTAAACGAAGAGGAATAAATTCTCTGGAGTGAAAGGATACACTAACTAGCGATAGTTAGTGTGTAGCATATTAATTGCTGACACAATTAAAAGAAAAGAGCTTAGCATAGCGTGCTATATTAAGCGACAGACTTAGTATGTTACACACTACCTATTATATCACAAAAGAGCCTACTAATTAACATGTTATTAGGAACGCTAAAATATAAGGTTAATGTCGTAATAAATTGCAAGTCCTTATAAGCTCAGTGATACAGTAGGTAGCTTATAGGATATAGCAGGAGCTATGTGTACACGAGAATGATAGATAAACGAGAGTCTGCTATCACTGTTGTATCTTACAAGCTATTTATAAAAATAGTTAGAAAAGAAAGGAAAAAATGAAATCTGAACTTAAATTCGATTTAGATGAAAATCTAGAAATGCTTAATAGAGAAGATTTAATAGGAGTTATTAAATGGACACTAAACGACTTAGATAGTTGGAGCAATGCACAAAAAGCAACTGAACAAGTTGCAGGATTTGCATCAATGCTATACGAAGCTATAGAATACCAAATAAGTAAAGCTGTACATAGACATAATAGAAGCGAGGAACAATAATGGAAGAAGTTTTATCAGAACATATTGTTAGTTATTTACATTGTAAATTATGTGTTGAAGAACGACCAAGCGGAACTTCGCCTCGTGATTATATAAATATAGAAATAGCTATAAATTTAGACAATCAAATGTTATTAGGTTGTGTAAGACACGGCGAACATGTAGGAGCTTTTACACTCAAAGAAGATTATACTCCTGAACTCATAGGACAAGGTTGTGATTGTCATGAATGACGGAGTATCTTATACATCTGACGGTTCAATTGTACATAATTCATGGCTAGAAGAGGAAGAATGATGAAAACATTTAATATCTATGAGATTAGCAAAGAAGATATTTGTTGCACAATAGGTGTAGATTATCCACCATACGCATTACCAATAGAATGCGATTGTGAGAAATAATGGAAACTATTTATTACTATACAAATGAAGACTGGGCTAATTTAGAACTATTTGAAAAGCGTAGAGGAAAGTTAGAGGAAGAATAATGGAATTGTATGAAATTGAAATGATTGAATTTATTAAGCACATTAAAAGTAAATTTGATAGAGAGATAGAAATAAAAGTGATTGATATAAATGACAATCAAGTTTTTCATTATGCAGAGGAGAAATAATGGCTAGATATAAAGTTGAATTTGAAAAGCCACCTGTTATGTATATAAAAAGTAATACAAATAAAGCATTAAGAAACGAAGTAATTGAGGCTTGGGTTAGTTATTCAGGGTATGACTTGCCTGATTATACAGTTACAGAAGTACAAGAGGAGGAATAATGAAAGAGTATATAGACAAAGAGTATTTAGAAGATGTTCTAGGAAAGAGCAACCCAAACAACCCAAGTATTATAGAACCTGCTGTTCCACCTAAAGCACATTCAATGAGAGAAGGAGTAGGAATAAGAGGTTCAAAACCTACTTTGTTAACAGATGATAAAGTAGAAATATTATTATCAAAACCTAATACATGGTTCTTAATAGGTGCGAATAAAGAGTTTAAGGCAGGAGGACAATCAGTAAGTAACATTAAGAAAATGACTCAAGCAAATATTCGCCATCTCTCTGGCATGGGAGAGTTTGATATAGTACAAAGAAAAACTGAAGAGGGTCTAGTCGGTATATATTGTAGATGGTTACCACACTCAAACGAGGAAGAAGAATGACATTTTATAAAGAGTTTCAACTTAAATGTAATTGTGAAAAGAAAAAAGATTTAAGATGGGATAGTATAAATTCTTTTTACTTTTGTGATGAATGTAATAAATCATTTAATGAAGATGATTTTAACAACCATCTATAACTGTTATAATAGTGCTATCTATAAGTAAGAACTAGTTAACTGCCCTGTGAACTAGTCACTGAAAATAGATAGCACGCAGCATATAGGTTCTTGTATATTGATGAAAAAAATACAAGTGGGTTAATGGAACTTCCCTTATAAAATTTATATGTTGCGTGCTATTTATTTAATTAATAGCATGGGGGTGTCCAGGTATGCATAGATTTGTTAATCCCTTTTCAAATCTATATACGGGGGTTCGATTCCCCCCACCTCCACAGTTTCTTATAGAAAGGAGAAATATGAATAAGGAAGATAAACAAAGCGAACTACATGAATTGATTAATGTTAGTCCGAGGAACTTAAGAACATACTACGTTACACTTGTATGGTTTACTGAAGATACAATGAATAATCTATTCAAAGGTCAAACAGTAGATTTTCCAGATGATACTGAATTAGTATCTACAAAATACGAAGTAGAGGCTATGACTATTATGGACGCAATAAGCCAAGCTAAATTAATAGATTCAGCTAGAAAGATGGAAGTATTAACTGGTTTTCATCAGGTAATTAATATGGCATCAGAAGAAGATAAACTAGATAGATACGATTATGAAACAGTTGAGAGTTTCAGGGAGTATTTAATAGACCAAGGTGCATTTACAGACTTCTTCTTTAATGACCCAACTTCAATCTCTGCATATCTAAAAGATAACGAAGTTACTGTTAGAGATAAAGTTATTAATAACGTTATGGAAGACGCAGATAGTATAGGAGATAATGTAGAAAATTGGTTAAACAATCATGACAATAAAGAAGACAAAGATAGTTAGAGCTATACCACCATTAGCTGGTGTTAATAGAAGTGGTAAACAACCAACAATATTAACTGATAATAAAGTAAAAACTTTATTATCTACACCAACAGAATGGTACATAATAGCTACAACAGACAATTGGATATCAGGTGTCAAATCCAATATAGAAAATATGACACAAACAAACATTCGACATCTAGCTGATAAAGGTAGATTCGAAATTAAACAAAGAAAGAACGATGATGGAGAGATAGATATCTATTGTCGTTATATACCCAACGAAAGGAGCATTTAATGGATTGTTGGAAATTAGTAGCTGCAGCTATTGGAAATGCAGATAGGATATTGTTATATGGTCCTCCAGGAACTGGAAAAACATATGCAGCAGCCACAAATAATATAGGATATAACATGGACGGAGACCCTAATGTATATCAAATAACCATGACTGAAGATACAGCTTCAGCTAACTTGGAAGGTTTCTATAAACCAAGTGCAGATGGTGGTTTTGAATGGCATGATGGTATTGCTATCCAGGCATGGCGTAATGGTGGAAGGTTAGTCATTAACGAGATTGACCACGCATCTCCAGACGCAATGACATTCTTACATGCTATATTAGATGACAAAGACATTGCACAATTAACATTGAACAATGATAATAAAGAAACTGTAAAACCAGCAGAAGGATTTACTGTTATAGCTACTACAAACTCTCTACCTGAGAGCTTACCAATGGCACTTAAAGATAGGTTCCCTGTTAAGATTAATGTAGATACTGTACATCCAAAAGCCTTAGAAATATTTCCAGATAGTTGGAAAAAGATAGTTGAAGATACTTCTTTATCACAAGATACAGAAGAAAGATTATCTGTAAGAGCTTGGAGAGAATTCTTTGAACTAATAGCTAAAGGTGTAGATAAAGAGGAAGCTGGCTTATTAATATTTGGAGAAAGGTCCGATGATTTATTAGACGCAATAATGTTATCTGATGATATAGATGAATCAGATTTAATTACTGAAGAAGATGAATAAAAGATATCCATTTCCAGAAATAGTATCAGGAGAAGGTGGTTGGAAAGTATTTGAAGATACTGACCGACCACGAACTTCTAACTTATCAAAAGAAATGTATGTTCCTGTTGGAAATAAATGTATGTTATGTGGCTATTATCATGATAAACAAATAAGAAGACATGAACTTGGACACGTTAAATGGAGTCCAAAAACTATGGGTAAATTAGGAGAAGATGAATCAGAAGTAGCTGTCGAAGTTGTTGAAGAAGCAAGGATAGGTTTCTTACTTGCTCAAAAAGGTATGGGTATAAAAGACTGGGTTATGTGTCCAGATAAAGCTAAGGACTTAGCATTACAAATAATATATACAGCTAGTCAATTTCAAATAATATGTTACTTATTAGCTTCAACATGGAAAGTAGAGGAATTCTCATCGACATGGTACAAAAGAGATGAACCTGATAATCCTGAGTATTTGCAATTCCTAGATTTGTACGATGAATTAAAACCAATTTTAACAAGGTTAAGAATAGACCAAATAGATTGGTGTATATCTAAATACAAAAAATTCTATAATAGGCTAGTTAGAAAAGGTAAGAGTAGTACTGCATCTTATAATTACAAACCTAGTTATAGAAAAACTAGAGTTGTAGCTAAAGAACTAAATCTTCTTAGAGATGATTTTAGTGAACGTCCTGAACCTGAAGAGGTACTTGAAAAAGAAAGACAAAAGAAACTAGCTCAAAAAGCTAAGAATAATTCTTTTGCTAATATGTCTGAAAGTAAACCTAGATGTTCAGATAAAGATTGTGAAGACCCAGAGTGTGATGGAGATGATTATAATTCACATAAACAAGATACATTAGAAGCTTCATTACAAAGAACTAAACAAGAACTCGCTGATAGAATACAGCGAGCAGGTTCTAGGGGAAAAATAAACTATTCAAACGCAGATGGTTATAAAGGTAGGTGGGGCAATATGGATATTATTGAAGGACCACGAGAGGTTAATTTACAAGGACAAATTAAACAAGGTAGAAAATATAGACCTCAAGATTATGGAACTAATCCTAAGTATATGAATAGGTGGTGCGTAGATAAGAAGGTATTTAAACAGAACCAAAGAGTATATGGTGGAACAATATTAATTGACGCATCAGGTTCAATGAATTTTTCTGGAGAAGATATTCTTGAAATTATGCAACAATTACCAGCTGTAACTATAGCTATGTATAACCATAAAAGTTTTCGTAGAAATTCTGGTACTTTAAGAATAATAGGTAAGAATGGTAAAAGAGTTACACAAGAATATCTAGAAGAACATTCTGGTGGTGGAAACTTAGTAGATGGACCAGCACTTCGATGGTTAGCTAATATGCCTCCTAAAAGAATATGGGTATCAGATATGTATGTATTTGGATTAGGAAATAATAATGAAATTAACTTATTACAAGAATGTCAACAGATTATGAAGCAAAATGGAATAACTAGATTAGCTGATATAGATGAAGTTAAAAGGTTTGCATTAGAATTAAATCGACTACAATAGGAGTAAGGAAGAGCGTCGTAAGTACTGGCAACAGTATGGGTGGTTCTCCTTTCTCACCTTAAGCGACGTTCTTTCTTCTAATCTATATTCTTTCTAAAACGTTTACACTCATTTATATTCTGCTAATATCTTTTATATGGATATAGATGATATGCTAAAAGAAGCAGAGCATGGAAAGAAAGGAAACTATGTGGAGATGCAAATAACTCCAGAAGCACAACCTTTCTGGATTGCTCTTAAAGACAGGGTAATTAAAGACAAAGTAAGTATGAAACCATTTGTTGTATGCAGATTGTTAGAAGAAAACTTTGGTATAAAGGTATCAGAAAGTGCTATGAGACGTTACTTAAATAGGTTAGATGATGAGTAAAAACATAGACGATATCTTGGCAGAGGCAGAAAGTAAACAAATACAAGACCTTAAAGCTGACAATATAAAGCTACTTAAGCAACTTGACAAAGCAAAGAATCGTAAAGAAGATATGATTGACGCTGTTTATGAAGCTGTATCTGTTAACTTAAAGCTTTGGGATAAGCCTAAAATCCCTAAACCAAACAGGGTAAAGAAGACAAAGAACGAAGAAATAGCTATAGCTGTACTATCTGATATACAATTAGCAAAGGTAACACCAGATTATAACTCAGAAGTAGCAGAGAAACGTGTAATAGCATACGCTAATAAGATAGTAGAGCTGACCAATATACAGCGACAAGCTCATCCTATCTCTAAAATAGCTGTATTCGGGGCTGGGGACATAATAGAGGGCGAACTTATATTCCCTGGTCAATCACACCTAATCGATAGTTCTTTGTATAAGCAAGTAACATTAGATGGTCCAAGAATAATGACACAATTCTTTGACATATTACTTGCTAACTTTAATGAAGTAGATGTTCATTGGGTAATTGGTAACCACGGACACTTAGGTGGACGTAGTAGAAAAGACTATCACCCAGATTCTAATGCTGACAGAATGTTAGGAAGCATTATGTCATTGATATATGACAAGGAAGAAAGAATAAAATGGACAATACCAGACAGTACTGGCGATAATCATTGGTTTGATATAGCTAATTTAGGTAAGAAATGTAGGTTTCTTATATGGCACGGAGACAACGTAAGAGGATTTCAAGGATTTCCTTGGTATGGATTCGGTAAAAAGCTACAAGGTTGGAAGACATTAGCAGCTAATAAGCTAATGCCTGACTTTGACTACGCAGTTTGTGGTCATTTTCATACTCCAACTACTATGTATATCAATGATATAAGGCTTTGGGCTAATGGAAGTACTGAAAGTTATAATACATATGCATTAGAACAGCTAGCTAGCATGGGAAGACCATGCCAATGGTTGTTGTTTTGTAAGCCAGGTACTGGTGTAACAGCAGAATATCTGGTAAAATTAGATGATGTATAGAACAATTGGATAGGATATGTCAATTAACTATGACAAGAATCTTATTGCAATAGAATACTATGGAGATAAAGTTTATCTAGTGTACGAATATAAAGGCGAAACCTTTAAGAAAGTACTAGTTAGAGGAACTCATCGCATAGAGACATTGTCAAGAAGATAACGGACAGATTTTTTCCCCCTTCGGGATTGGATTATCTGTCCTACTAATAGATTAGAATATGAAGAGGAGATATTATGAATGAAAAATTCAAGAAATTGTTAGCTCCATTTCCAAAGGAGTTAGTTCGAAAAGCTCCAGCTGGAAAGTTTGGAGACTATGTACCTCACGCACATTATGTAGAAAGACTACGTGATAGTGGGGTTGTATATAGCTGGGAATGTGAACCTATTCTTGGTAAACATGAAGGCGAATCAAGAATAGTGGGTGCTAAAGGTACTATAACCATAGAAGGTATGGGAACATACCAAGGATTTGGAGATATAGATACCTTTAAGTTAAACAATAAAAAGTTTAACGATGGTACTAATCTAAAAGACGCTGAATCAGACGCATTCAAAAGAGCATGCATGAGATTCGGATTAGGAGTAGAACTCTGGTCTGGTAGCAAACAATCAGAAGAAGAGGCTACAGTTTCTGCAGCATTAGATGGTAACGGTAAAACAATCGATGATTATTCAGACGATGAAGCACCATTCTAATGAGTAATAAAGAAACATTAACTAATCTTGTTCTTAAGATGGTGGAAGGCTTATCTAAAGAACATATAGATAAAGTAATTGGAACAGCTAATAAGTACGCAACATTCAAAAACTATCCAACGGATAAAGATAGTTGGAATGATAAACAAGTAGATTCTTTCTTAAATTGTATAGAAAGAACTTTAGAAATAGGAGTAGAACATGAACAACAAGACTTATTCACAAAGGTCTCTGCTATAATGGGAGAAGTAAATGATATTACTCCTGGCGTAGAAAATGCTGGCAGTATTGTAGATAAGGTGGTAGAGAAAGTGGAACAACAGAATAAGTATCGTGAGGATTTAACATGTCCTTGGTGTAAATCAAAGGTATACGACAATCGGAACAATAAAAAGTCCGAAAGAAGTCCTGACTTTGTATGTTCAACTAATGACCCTGCTGTTTGTGGCGGACATACTGGAAAGTGGCGTAAATCGTGGTGGCTTAATTCTTCTGATATTCCAGAAGAGTGGGGGATTTGATAGATAGACGCTGTAAACAGTGTAAAAGTCCATTAAGTAAATGGACATCAACAGACAAAAAGAAAGGTATTGCATGTTTGAACATGGGTTGTCCAAAATATGCAATCATTATTAAAAGAAAGAGAGTAACAAAAAATGATAGTTAATACATTTAGAGGAAAGAAAATTCCTAGTCATGTTAAAAACAAGACACAACTAATTAAATATGTACTAATTACTGAAAGAGAAGAAGAACCTATTAGTAATGGAGAGTTTGTATTTGATTTATTATGTACGAGATTTGGTGGAGTACTTCACGACTTAAGAGCAGAAGGTTGGGATATATGTACATTACCTGCAAAACAAAAAGGTCATTTCTTGTACTACTTAATTAGTAAACCTGATGATAATAAGATGACTAAAAGACGTGGTAATAATAGACACAACAAAAGAGAAAAGTTAGCTAAGAACTAATGTTTGGGATACTAGTTAGCTGTGTTTTAATAGTGCCGCCTACTACTAATGACATAGCTAACTATATCCAGTGTTTAGATACACGATATAAAGTAGAGCAAGTAAAAGAATGGGAGCCTTTAGTTAGTAAATATTTTAAGGAAGAAGATACAATCAAAGCCTTGAAAATAATTTATTGCGAAAGCCGAGGTAAGTCATGGGCTGTTGGTAAGAATAGAAACGGTACACGTGATGTCGGTCTTTGGCAATTTAATGACGATACATGGTTATGGTTAACTCCGAAACTAAAAATAAAAACTAATAGATACAATCCTGAAGAATCGACTGCAGTAGCTGCGTGGCTAGTCTATAATGATGGTTGGTACCATTGGAATAGCAGCAAGCACTGCTGGAAAGGACATCATGAAAGATAAAGAGAAAGAAAATACACCAGAAAATATATTTAACCAGCCTATGTTATTAAGAAACTGGGCAGTAAATCTTATAGGTGTATTAGGTAATCCTACATTACAACAAGTACCTAATGTAGAGAAAGTTGATGAGTTAATAACTCAATTTGTACATGATTACAACACACAATGGGAAGAAGTGCATCAAAAAAATGAAGAGGAGTAAAAATGCAATCAACAATACATACAAATGGCGTTAATACACGATTTGTACCTAGAAGTGTAAGAAATGCGACTGTAGCAACTTACGATACAACTGATGAAGATAGAAGAAAAGAGATGGAGCAATCTTTATTATACGATAATACAGACAAACTTAGTGAATTTGGGGGCAAGCGTTTTCTAGGCTTGACACCAAAGGGTAAAGAAGTCTTTGCCAAATATGTTGTAAATAGAGATGACTTAAGTATGACAGTACTATTTACACATTCACCATCTATTCTTCTCAAGGAAGGGTCGTTGTTAGCTAATGACCACTATAGTTGGGGACTACATGAACAAATGAATAAGACTGGCTTGTTTATGGTACGTAAATTAAAGAAGTCAAGACCACAAGAAGTGAGAATACAAACTTTAAGATGGATAAAAAGACTTCAATTGTTAACTGAAGTAAAATACTTCAAAGCATTCAACAAAAATAAAGTTACATATAACTTTGTAAGAAGTGTAGGAAGTATGATACATCATGGATTTGGAGAAGGAAATACTAAACCAGACTTGTCAAGTATAGCTGAAGTATGGAAATGGCCTAAGAATGGACCATACTTTAATCCTGAAGAAGCTTGGTCATATCCTGATGAGTTATAAACCATTACCAACTTATCTTAAAATAAAATCATCAAAAATAAATGGACAAGGACTCTTTACTGAAAAAGACATAAAAAAATCTAAAGTATTGGGTATTACTCATGTCAAAAATACAAGTAAAGCTTTCGAGAATGGTGTAATTAGAACACCTTTAGGAGGCTTTATTAATCATAGCGATGAACCTAATTGCAAACTATACGAAACAGACATGAGTTTCTATTTATCTACAACAAAAGATATCAAACAAGGAGACGAACTTACAGTTACCTATGAATGGTATTATGTTTAGTATCTACGTTTCTTTTTTACTTTATATGCTTTCTTCTTACCTTTTTTAGTAATTGGCATTAGTAATCAACTCCGTATTTACCTGTTTTATTAACACTTAAGTCTAAATAATGTTTACCAGTAAATCCATGTTTCTTTTGAGATTTTGAATACCATGATTTATCATGACTACTTTTAATACCCTTACCTATATTTTTCTTTAGTTCTCTTCCTGCCCAAAATATAACATTATCAGGTCTTTTTTTACCCGATAAATCTTTATAATCTTTTACTATACTTTTTTTATTAATTGGTTGTGTCCCCTGTTCAAAAGAACCAGCTGTATCCCACATTTTTTTTGCTTCACTTCTTAATTGGTCACGAACAATCCAAGGATTTGATTGATGTGAAGATACCCAATCATACATCTTTCTTCCCTTTAAATCATATTGTAAAGATTGTTCATATTTCTTAGTAGCTAAAATCTCATGCTGATGAGTTCTACGTACCATTTCATTACGACCTAATCCTTGAGTAGTAGCATCAAATGGTTGCTTTTGTCCTTTATATCTTTTAGCCACTAGTAATCAACTCCATACTTTCCTGATGTACCTGGTTGAAACTTTGCTTCCTCTTTTAGTTTAAGAACAGCTCCTGGATTTTCTTCATGCCATTGTTGAGCCCATTTTATAGCATCATATGCAGCCCATGCAGTACCTACTCCAGATAATCCAGTACCAACTTTACCTACTGCTTTTAATACAGGTTTAGCTTTTCTAACCATTTTAGCTACCTCAGGTGTACCTCTACTTGTAATAGCTTGTCCTAACCTACTACCTTGAGGTACATGTTGTGTACCTATCCATTTTTTTCTCCATTTAGTGTCTGGATACGGCAGTTCATTTGTAGCTACAAATGCCCAATCTTTATGCACAGATACTACAGGTCTTTTAAGCGAACCTAAATGACCACCTATTGGTCTACCAGGTTTTAATTCAGGATATTTTTTACCCCCACCAATCACAACATTAGTAAATTTATATTTAGATTTTATTCTTGGTTTTGCTGGTATTTTACCATGTTTTGCATCTATTGCTCGATATTCAGCAAGAGCCCAAGGGGTCACACCTCGTATACCCCGTATTTTATAACCACCCATTATATCCGCATAAGCATCAAGTCTTTTCCAGTAATCACCAATTTGCTTAATAGTTGCAGAACCTTGTTCCTTAAATATTAAAGACTTACCACCAACAAGTTTATGCCCAAGAGTCCCCTGTTTAAAGTTAAAAGTAGTTGCCCTTAATCCTTTAGGATTACCTGCTTCTTTAATCATATCAACACTTCTAACCCATGTTTTTCCAAAAGTTTTAGAACCAGTCTTAAATGCATAAGAACCTCCATGCGGCATTCTAGAATACGGTTTTGGACGTTTTGTAATTTTATCAACTACATCAAAATAACTAGAAGTACGTGACGCAGCTGTACCACTAGCTATTAAACCAGCTTGTTTTTTCTTATTCTTTTTCTTCTTAGGTGGGTCAGCTTTAGCCATTATTCCTACTTACTAATTTGTTTTTTGGCGTACGCTTTTATCACGGCAAGAGCAGCTGCTCCTCCAGATAACAACGCAAGCTGAACGACTTCTGCATCAACACCGACTAATGGTGCGATAGTCAAGGAAGCAATAAACGCCTCCAAGAAAGTCCATATGACACGTTCTAACATGTCTTTAAGTTCATCACTCATTTTATAACTCCATGCTTCATTCCAAGGGGTCCACACCACATCCTTCTTGAATGTCCCATCAGAGTTTCTTGTTCTTTTAAACTTCTCTAACATAGTATACTATTTTTTAAGTCCACTTCCACCACCAGAAACAATTCTTGATAAACCAGCCATACCTGCAATGGCACCTTTAATATTAATTTCAAAGTCTTTTGGTTTAGGAAGTTCTATATCTGCTACTTTATAATTTTCTCCACCATAATGAGTACCTGCTTTTTTTCTTTCTGCATATGTTTGAAATATAGGTGACCCAGTTTCTGTTTTAAGTTCTCCTACTTTAACATCTTCAAAAGTTTTTTCAAATTGAGCTCTTGCTATAGCTTCTCTTTCAATATCTTTAAATCTAGCAAAAGTAGTCTGCCATTTAACATCACTCATATCAGGACGTTTTAAACCACTTTCATCTACAATAAATTTATAACCTCTTTTTTCAGCATGTGACATATCTTCTAAAAGTTTTATATGTTCATCAGCTCCTGGTCCTAATAAACTTTTTGCTTGTCTAGTATAATCATCTAAATTATAAGGAATCTTTTCTATTTCTGTACCACCACTAATTTGAGTTACTACTTCAGGACGAAATACTCTTCCCAATAGTTGAGCATCTTTAGCACCTGCTCCATGTATATAACCTTTACCTAATTCTTGAGATTCTCCATATTGAATATCTGCTTGTCCTCCAGTCCTTCCTAAATTAGTATGTACTCTCTCTGCACTAGTTCTTTCTTCAATAGATAACCTAGTCCCATGCATGTGACCTATAGCTCTATATACATCCAAATCTCTTCCTGGATTAGCACCTTTTGGAAAATCTGTTGAACCTTGTTCATATACAGAATAATCATATTTATAATCTTGTATAATTTGAGCCATTGCTTTCCCTTCTTTCTTTTTGATTGTAAAATAATCAGCAACACCGCTTAATTTATTTACATCGGGAGAGTTGTAATCTTTTATAATTCCTTGTCGTAAAGCAAAACTTCTTATTTCTCTTTCAGTAGTCAAATCAATAACGACATTTTTATCTGTTGGAGATATTCCACTTAGTTTATTTATTTCTTCAATAGTTGAATGTTTAACTTCTTTTAATATTTTTAATTCTTTTTGTATTGCTTTTGCAGTACCAGCATCAACTCTTGTACCTTTACTTGAACCCTTAAAATCACTTATACCAGATTTGTATTCCTCCATACCTACACCTCCAGCTTCATAAAAACCTTCTCTAAAAGATTTCCCTCCACCTACAATTGACTCACGAAGTTCTATAGCTTCATCAAGTTGGGATAAATTAATTTCTTTATAAGTAGTATCGCCAGGACTTACTAAGTTATGTACTTTCTTAAAGTCACTATCACTAACTTTTACATATTTTGAATATTCTGGACTCGCAGGTCTGTCATCTCCAGTAAATTGTTTACTAGGCATACCCTCTCTATCATAATCTGGAAGCACATCACCACCTTCTCCAACTGCTTTTTCCAGAGCTCTTAGTTTTTCCTCGTTAGATTGAGTATATTTATGTTCATCTGATTCTGGTAAAAAGTCTTTGTCATCAAACCCAAACTTTCTACTTTTTGTAAATTGTACATATTTTGGCATATTAAAAAAATCTCCTACCAGATAGTTTACCATCTATTGCAATAATTTTTCCACTAATATCGCTTAACTTTTCTAATATGTCATTAGTATTTATACTGCTATTGTCACTAGTATTAATATCTCCATCGTAATCTATATATGTCACTTCTACATGTCCATTCTCTATGGCAGCAGCTACATAAGGATAAACAGCTTTATATGCATTAACAGATGAGCCTACAAAACCATCCTTTTGTACAAGATTACTTGTTTGAGAGTCTCCTAGCAGCAAACAACCTGCCGTCGATTCATCGGTATTGCCTGTATGCCATAGTATATACTCAAATCCTGGTACATCCATAACCCATATCATACCTTTGTGCATATTTCCATATTTAGCTGTATATTTATTATGAAATCCACCAGAAGTTCTTAACGACAATGTATAAGTTCCTGGGGGTATTCTAGTTTCTCCATATACTTTTACATCTCTCTGTTCATCTTCAAGTGTATAACAAAGAAATTTACGCTGTCCATTAGTAACATCAAATAGTATTCCTGATGTTGAATCATGTTGGCTACTTATTCTTAATACTTCTAATTCCATTATTCCTCCAATATATATTTTATTATCTTACCAAATATTAATCCTACCACACCGAATAGAGCTATAGCTAAAATTTCCACTACTATTCACCTCCAATACAAGTCGGACACAAAAAACTTTTATCGTAGTCTTGCCAATATGGTGTAAGACATTTCTCGCAGTAAGCAGTTAGGATATATTCTGACATTAACTATTACTCTCTAACCAGTCCAAACGATTGTCGAAATCGTCAAACTTCCACCATTTTTCACCCCATTGTGTCTCTAATATCAATACTCTATCTTTAAGTTGGTCAAACTCCCATTCATCTATACCACTTCCATCGCCTGTGTCTGCATACTGATTAGCTTCTAAGTATGTAACTCGTTCTGATAAATATTCCAAGTCATACATTTTTTGTTGTAAGTCGGCATAGTTCTCTTCTAATAATAAAACTCTTTCTGATAGATATTCATTCTCATAGTTAGCTGATTCAAGTTGATATACCTTTTCATATAGAATTGCTATGTCATTTGAAACCATAGTTGATTCTTGTAGCTGATAGAATTGTTCTTCAAGATAATACATTCTCTCATCTACGGATAGAATTGAATCTACGATGTGTGTTGTTTGTTGGATACCTGCACCAACTGAACCCATAAGACCAACAGCTACAGCTATAAATGCAATATTCTCTCTTATCTTTTGTAGCATTATCTCTTACCCCCATCGTAAGATACTGCATGTCCTACTTCTATCATCTCTTGATTAATATTTGTTTCATCTATATAAAGTTCTCCAAGTACTCTACCATACTTACCTTTTCCTTGAGAATGTAACTCAACTGATTCATCATCTAATCTATCAATAAGCCACTGTTTCGCAGCCAACCCTCGTTCTTTCTCCTCTTTATCTCTGGTTCGAGACTCAGGAGCGTTGATGCCCACAAGTCGTACACGACATTTATGCCACACATCAAAACCCAAATCAATTCTAACATCTACTGTATCTCCATCTACTACTCTAAGTATCTCAACTCCATAATAATATTTCATTTATTCTCCTGGTTCTATCATTATACATTCTCCAGGACATTCTTCTGCTGATTCAATAACATCTGGGAGTAATCCTTCAGGAATTGTGGCAATACCTTTAGCACCTTCTTTATTACCCTCTGATTCTGCATAAATATGGTCACCGTCTTTAACATAAAAAAGTCCATCATCCAACCCAACAAATACATCAGGAGCTATCTCTTCACAGATACCATCTCCTGTACAGATGTGCTGGTCTATCCATACCTTCATCTACTAGTAGATTGTTCTTTTGGTTTCTTTTCTTTTCTAAGTCCTATAGTAATAAGCCATAAAGTAATAGAACCTAATATAGCTACACCCACTATGTCTTTAGCAGTACCAGTTAAAGTTAGCCAAGCGATGAAGAAGCCCAAAAGTGTAAATGTCTGTGCGATTGTTTCTTTTATTGCTTCTATGAACCACTTAGCAAATGCTTTAACTGCTCTGGGTATATTCACAACTATGTGATATGGCAGAGCAAGTATATTAAATATTATGTCTATTAATTTCTTTATCATCTTATTCTTCTAATAGGTATTATAGAGCTTGTTGCTATAATTTGCGAGACTATGATAACAGGTACTACAACTTCTTGAGCTTTCTCTTTCTGGTCAGTAGTCATATCATTACCTATCTCTATAACTTCTCTAAGTTCTATTGGTTCTATCTTTATATCAGTAAAAGCAGCTATAGGGTCAGCTATAAATTCCTCTAACTGTACCTCTACAACAGCATCAGCTAAGGTATAGTCATCACTATCATCTTGTGCTGCCCTCTCAACAAACTCTTCAACAGCCTGAGCTACAGCAGGTTCCTCTTCTACAAGTTCAGCTACAATCTCTAGCTCCTCAGTCTCAACACCTAATACTTCAGCAACAACTTCCTGTTCCTCTTCAGTTAAAGTATCTAGTTCCTCTACCTTATCAACTATTTCCTGAACAACTTCTTGTTCCTCTTCAGTAAGTTCAGCTATCTCTTCAGTAGGTGGAGGGATAGTAGTTGTTGTTGTAGTTGTAGTAGTTGTTGTAACAGGAGTTAACTCTTCTTTAATTACTTCAACATCAACTTCTTTAATTTCAATAACTTCTTCTACAACTTCGACATCCAATTCTTCTAGGACTTCTTCAATCTCTTGAATAACTTCAACGAGTTCTTCTATTTCTTCATCATTTAATTCAACTTCTAAGTTTAATGATTCCTCTAATGCTGCTTCTATTTCAGCTTTAATTTTAGCTTCCTCTTCAGCATCTTCTCTAGCTAATCGCTCATCATCAGTTTCATAATATCCAGTCTCAGCAAAGTTTTTATCTAACATCTCCTGATATTCTCTAGCTTCCCTATCAGCTCTCTCTGCATTAGTTTCGTAGTAACCAGTTTCAAGTTGATTAGCTTCAGACTCAGCAGCTATACGTTGTTCCTCAGCAATACGAGCAGCTTCAGCTTCTGCTGCTTCTCTTGCTTCCCTATCTCTACGTTCAGAATCTAATTCCCAATAACCAGTTTCGGATTGGTTTTTATCTCTTTCCCAATCCAAAGCATTATTATATTCTCTAACTTCTCTTTCTTCATTTGTTTCAAGAACACCTGTTTCTGCAAAGTTATTATTCCTCTCTATATCTATAGGACTAAGTGTTGTAGTTGTAGTAGGTGGAGTGGAATCATACTTCCAGTAAATAGTATCAATACCTGACCAATCAGATACAGTAACAACAAAGCTAACTATATATTTATCAGTAATAGCTTTAGTTATATCCTCATAACTTGAACCTGATTGTGCATTGTAATTAGAAGTTTCATTTGTTTCATCTGAATAGTTATATTGAATTGAATAATTACTATTTACTCCTGCCATTCTGAAACCTATCTCAATTATGTCATGGTCTGATGGTAGGGTAAAGGTATAGGATACTGCTGCATTCCCACCTTGAGAGCTATCCTTTAAGCTAAAGAAGTATTGTCCACCTACACCACAACAGTTCTGGTCATTTCTAGTAGATACATCATCATTATCAATAGCTAAAGTACCATTAGGAACACCCAGGTCAGTAACTAATGCACCATTCTCTCCATCAAATGTTTCAGTTTCTGTCGTAGTCTCTGCGTATACTGGTGTAGGGAATATTAATAAAGCTACTATAAGGATTCTTACAAGTGTATTAAATTTATGTAACACTTGTTCACCTATAACTTACAACTATCTCCACAATCGTCATCCTCAAAGTCTTTTGATTCATCTATAAACTTAGCTTTAGGTACGTCTTCTAGTATCCCATCAGGTAAGATGAATATATCGTCATATTCTTTTGTATTCTTTATATAACTCATGAGCCTCCACACCCACAATCACTACAATTCGGACACATAATAATTACATTATACTATTTAAAAATGCTGCTGCACTAGTTATTGCTACTAACCAGCCAACAACTTCTTGTCTTGTAGGAGCTTTATTAATCTTTTCATGTAGGAAATCAATCCTTTCATGTAAATTTGTAACATCCTCCTTTATGAGGTATAGCATTTCTTTATTGGTATAGCCGTTATTCTGGGTCATTAGTAGATAGCCAATCCCAATCTTCTGCTTCATATTTATCTGGTATCTTAATATCAGCTAGTATCCTTAACCAATTAAAAAACTTTTGGCAAAGGTATCCTATTAGAAATCCTATTAAATAATCCATGATAATGGATTATAGCTTATCCTTCTGGAATCTCTAACTTATCTGTTATATCTTTATAATCTTTATTAAAGACTGCATGAGCGTATGTATTCTGTGCTACTTCAAAAGCTAGTTCCTCTTTTGAAAATTCTTTAGATACTAACTTAGGTTCTTTCTCTCTCTTAAAAGGTATCATGTGTAGCAATGGTGTACCTGCCTCTATAGTAAAATCCATATTATCATTGACAAATTCAAAAGGAAAATTAACTTGCCATCTCTTATCTAACTCTACTATTGCAGGTAAGAACTTCATTCCGTCTCCTCTGAAATGATAGTAAGGGTCTAAGAAAAGCATAGACCAACCTTCAGGAAGTCTCATGTGAAAGGGATTGATTAACTTGAGAGCTTCTCCAGTAGGAGCTGTATTTAATGGAACCCCCTCTGTTTGTTTAGGACTATGTTGTTGTATTAATTGATTTGGATGCAGTCCAATATTTGCATTAACAACACCAATATTCCAATGTACATGGTCTTCATGGCTATTAAATACCATATCTGAATATGCCTGTAGTATATATCCTGATGATAAATAATCTATAATAGCAGGGCATCTTCTGATAGTTTGAACATCATCATTATCAAGTAATGTTCCTACTAAATCTCCTCTACCTATTTTCTTAAACCATTCAGGAAGAAACTTGTTAGCTCTCTCTATAGGAAATAAAGCAGCAATACTATCGAACCCTTCTCTTGGGTAAAATTTGAATTGATTCATCTCCACCTATTATAAATTACTCTGAGGGTAAATCCTCTAAGACCCAATCGTCTACTTCACCACTCCACCAATAGTCTTTACCTTCTGGAGGAGTAGGCTTTTCTGTAGGTGGAACCCATTGAACAACAGTTCCTGCAGATGCTTCATCTTCATGCACCCATGTATCGAATGCTTTCTGTTCATCAGTAGCAAAGAACTTTGATTTACTTGCATCCCATCTGTGACCTATGCTAACAGTATCATTAAGAGGATATGAACCAAAACCTGTCATAGCTATATCATGGAATAGATAAGTCTTACTAGGATTATCAGCTACTTTTTTATCATAAGCATCACTATCTCCAATAGTGACATTAACAACTATATTACTGTCATCTAGTTCTACTATTTGCTTTGCTGTATCTTTATCTGGGTGGTCTACCATTAGCTACCTGTATATCCTGAGTGTGGTTTAAGGTATTCAAAAACTACCCTTCCTGCTGTTCCATTCATAATACCGTCATTGCCATTATTATGAATGCCACCGCCTCCACTACCATATCCACCTGAATTAGCTCCAGAAGAGTTATTATGTCTACCTGTGGCACCATATCTAGTACCACCTGCTTGACCACCTGTACCGTAGCCATCCCAACCTCCTCCACCGCCACCACATCCGTAGCCAGTTGAGTCTGCACTATATCCATCACCACCTCTATCATCTCCAGTATTTCCTGCGTCTCCATCATCTCCTGATAGGTCAGAGTCCATACCTCCACCATTTCCTGCATAGTTATCTGAGTTATCGGCACCACCATCGCCACCAATATTACCTGAACCTGCTGAACCAACATGTGTTCCTGCTCCACCACCACAACCACCACTTGAACCTCCGTGTCCTGACCAACCGCCAGTACCACCTCTACCCCCACCTGCAGTAGATAAGTTAGTTGCTAATCCATTAACAGTTGTAGTACTACCAGAGTTTTGTTTACCTCCTGCAGCACCAACATCTACAGTAGCTTCGTTTGCGTGTGTGATATAGTTCCATTTAGAAATCTGTACACCTCCACCGCCTCCTCCACCACCACGGAGAATGCCTCCACCACCTCCGCCTCCACAAGTTAATATTTCATAGAACTTAGCTCCAGATACTTTGGAAAAAGCTCCATCACTATTAACTGCTGAACGAGTAGTAGTACCATTAATAGACCTAGAAAAGTCTTGGTTATCACCTAATAATCTTCTTATCACTATGAAATCTCCTTAACTACTAAGGTGTTATTTCAACACCGAAGGCATTAAAAGATACATCTGCGTCAGATGCGTATACTTCTAAGATATCAGTTGCTTCCAAAGTTATTCCCAATGTAAGCGTAACTGTATCATTAGCAGCTATTGTTGCATCTTTAACAAGATAGTGCTTATCAGCTAAAGTATCGCCATCTTCTCTTACAGCTATTCTGTAAGTAGACGAACCTCCGCCATGTTCATTTACAACTATTGTTGAAACAATAGCTTCTTTACTTGACGGTACTGTATATAGAGCAGTAGCAGAAGCGTTTGCTTCTGTCTGTCCTAGTATCTTGTAATTGTATGTTGCCATATTCTTCTCCTAGCTTATTGTCTTTTCTCCAAATGCTCCCATTAATAGAGGTGCTACTCCATCACTCTCAGCATTGAATCTTATAAGACCTACACTTGATAATAGCAGAATTTGAAGTCCTTCTTCGATTCCTGCAGAAACAGGTGTACTAGCACCGAACCCTGAAACTTGATAACCGAAAGATATAGGACCTGACATTATGCCTCGTGTACATCATCAACTGTATAGAATAATTTTATTCCTATAAGTCTTACATCACCTGTTTGGGTATCTCCTGAAACATCTCTTGTAACTCTAAAGTAAACTAAATCATTTGCAGCAGGCGAACCTTGTATAGTAATAGCTTCACTCTCTGCTGATACCATTATGTCATTTGAAGTACCACTATGTGCTAAAGCTGTATGTTCTCCAGGAGCAGAGAATGCAGTCCCACCGATAGCGTCATCACTTGTTTTAGCTAGACCTTCTAATGCGAACTGTACTGTTCCTGTATTAGTTCCTGTAACTGTCCAGAAAGACCTAAATGTTACAGTACTTTCATTCCAATATGAAGGCATTGCTATAGAGAATTGTGCGTATGAATCAGCACCATCTGCGAAATCTAAAACTTTTAATTCAGGTTGGTTAGCAGATATTTCTACTTGCTTCAATGCTGAACAGCCATTTGTACTTGAAGGGTACATAGCTGCAGCAGGTATCCATATTGATTGTTTACCTATTGCATCATTAGTGAATGTTAAATCATAAGGGTCTCCATCAGTACCATTATCTGTATCAGTCCAGTTTGTAGTAATACCTGAACCAATAAACTTAACTTCTCTTGCTGTATATACACCTGATGCAACAGCGGGAGCAACACTTACTTCTGTACCATCATCATCTTCTAATACGAAACCTTGTTGAACAGCATCATGTGCTTCTTCTATATGTTGTTTAACTACAGCAAGTCTTACTACTGTTCCTGAAGCATGTGTTGGGTCTGTACCATGCTTACTATCTACATCTCTTGTAACTGTAGCTGCAGCATGGTTAGTTCCTGATGACCAAAGAACTATCTCTCTATTACTATCATTATCTGGGTCTATTACAAAATATGCAGGAGCATCTACTCCTGGGTCATCTGATAAATTCATTGAGCTTCCACCACTAGCTAATTGTGCAGCTAATGTGGTCTCAAAAGCGTTTACTAAATTTGTTTCTCTTGCTACCATTTTATTTTATTATACCTCTATTATCCAAATCTCATAATACCATATGCATTTATTCCTGGAGCATTACCTGAAGTAACTGTACCATAAATTTCCTGTCTTGTCCCACGAATTGTTATTATAGCATACCTTGTAACACTACCAAAATTAGGATTACCTTGTATAGGATATTGTATTTTTTCTACAACTCCTCTTATTACTTCAGCAGGGTCATAAATCTCTAATGTTACTGGTGTACCTTCTTTACTTTTTAATGATTGATATATTGTTTCTCCTAAGTTCTTTACAGTAAAAGGTTTTCTAAATGGTCTTTCTACTCTATCACTAAGATTAACTGGTATCTGTACAAGTACTAACTCTGGTCTTGCTAATGCACGATATTGAATTGAATTAAGTTCAGGTGCAGTAGTAGAACCTTGAGATTTAAGTACAACCTTCATAGCACCATATCTAGATATTTTATCTACCTGTGCTATTGTAGTTCCTGAACCTGATTGTGCATCAATAACTTTATCCCAACTTGAATGAGTTGAGGAAGTTATACCTGCTATGTCATCTGATACATGTAATTCTACTGTATGTCCTGATGCTATATCTGGTGTTTCTATTTGAGCTTCTACCCATTGTTTTCTCTCAGCAGTAAAGAAATCTGCGTTAGCTGTTATAAGATAACCTTCAGTTTCGTAGTTAGATGTTTCTTGCCATACACCACTACCTTGAACTGTAGCTAAGAATTTGCCATTCATTTCTCTAATTCCTTTAACAATATTGCCAGCACCAAGTTTTAAGTCTCTAGCTATACCTGCAGTAGGAAGATAATATCTCC